AAAATGAATTGTGAAAATTGTGAAAATTACACCAACGAAGATGATCATGTATTTTGCCAAGCAGACAGATGCTCTAATCCAAACCGCACACTTTTATTAAAACAGCATAAGTGCGGAAAATGCAAGAGCTTTATGGGGATTGAAACCCGTGAAAGAATAGAAGACTTCAAAGTTTCTACTGTTGCATGTTTTCAGATGGAAGTACCCGAAGAATGTAAAAAGTTTCATCCAAAAATAACGGACTGCTGTGGTGATTGTCATTATTCAGTTTTTTATATGGGGATGCCTGAAAAAGAAATTGGAGAATACTTATTCTGCAGATACGAGCCGGTGGAAGTAAAAAAAGAGATTAATGACTGGTGCGGGAAGTTTAAGAAAGCAGAAAGTATCGAAATAGATTAAACATATAACCACAGTTCAGCCTATGAAATGGTTAGATAGGTTGAACTTTTACTAAAATAAATATGGGGGATAATGATTATGAGAAAATTGTCAAAACCAGATCCGTTATCGCACGTAACACTTGTTGAAATCCGGGACATTGTCGCTAAGATTACCGGCAATAATTCAAAGATGCTTGACCTATTAGAATCGGAAATTAGCGCACTTCGGTTAAAGCGAATGAACGATAACGCGGGGAGGATATAATATTATGGACAAAGACTTAAAAAGAATGAATGTCAAACATCGTAAATTTTGTAAGTATTATCTTGATGGTTTGTCGCCCGGTGATGCGTATCGAAAAGCTGGATATTCCGGCAAAGGATCGGAAAATTCCGCCTCGGCTCTCCTAAAAAATCCTAGAATCATTAAATATATTGATAAAATTAGGAAATTATCGGATAAAGAGCTTGGGATTAACCGTGCTTTTGTACTCAGGAAATATAAAGAAATTATGGATAATCCCGAAAGCCAGCAAATCCTATGTACCGCATTACGAGACTTTTCCAAGATAGAAGGCTACGAAAAAAAGGAAAAAGAGCAGCCCCAAGTATTAATCCAGATAAATTCAGAAACACTGGAAGATAAAATAAAACTTTTAAGATCAGCGAAAACAAAAGGAGTTACTACAGATGAATAATTTTATACCGGAATTTACCAGACTCGAGATGATAGATTTATATACAGAAATAATTGAGGAGAACAACCGGGAGGCACTAAAAGAGCTTTGCAGGACTGATTTATTCTTTCTACTGCTTGTGGGCTGCAACCGTGTGGATTTGAACCGGGACTGGCTGTATGATCGCTGTAAGGAAATTGAAGCTAACCCAGATGGTTATCTTGATTTATGGGCTAGAGGCCACGGAAAAAGCTCGATAATTACTTGTGGCAAAACTATTCAGGATATTCTTGTGGATCCTGAAATTGCTATTGGAATATTCAGCCATACCAGACCTATTGCGAAGGCCTTTTTGGCACAAATTAAACGCGAACTTGAAACAAATGAGTTCCTACAGGACTTGTTTCCTGAAATCCTGTATAAGGAACCGCACAGAGAAAGTCCGTCCTGGAGTTTAGACTCCGGTATTATAGTAAAAAGACAGTGTAATAAAAAGGAACATACGGTAGAAAGTTTTGGTCTTGTTGATGGTTCTCCTATTTCCAGACACTATGACCTGATGATTTACGATGACACCGTTACGCGTGAATCTGTTACCACTTCTGAACAAATTAAAAAGGTAAGAGACGCGTGGGCTTTGTCTCTCAATCTGAAATCTGAAAATGCTCGTGTCCGGTATATTGGAACCAGATATCATTCAAACGATTTATATTCAACAATTATTGAACGTAAGGCCGCTATACCTAGAATATACCCGGCTACAGTTGACGGAACACCTACAGGTGAACCGGTGCTTCTGACTCGCGAAGAACTCGAAGAAAAGAGGCAGACACAGGGCAATTATATTTTTGCAGCGCAGATGTTACAGAACCCCCTGGCTGATTCAGCGATGGGTTTTAAAGAAGAATGGCTGAACTATTTAAACAGTCCACCTGAAAACACTAAGGGCTGGAACCATTATGTCGTTTGTGATCCTGCAACAAGTAAGAAAAAGACTTCTGATTACACTGTAATTTTAGTCATAGCTTTAGCACCCGACAATAACTATTATTTGATAAATGGGATTCGCGACCGGCTAAATCTTACTGAAAGAGCTGAAAAAATATTTGACTTTGTAGAAAGATATCACCCTTTGGCGGTTGGTTATGAAAAATATGGATTACAAAGCGATACGGAATTTTTGGGGTACCTAATGGATAAACGGAATTACCGGTTTAATTTAACTGAACTTGGCGGTTCCATGTCGAAGGAAGATAGAATTCGCAAGCTGGTTCCCATATTTGAAAATGGCAGGTTCTGGATTCCACGCAAACTTTTGTTTTCTGATTATGAAGGTAAGAGCCATGATCTGATAGCCGAGTTCGTAAATGAAGAATATTTGATGTTTCCATATGGAGCCAATGACGATATGCTGGATGCAATGGCGCGAATAGTTGACCCTAAGCTTTTAGCAAGGTTCCCGAAGACGCGGGGCATAAACCGTATTATACCGGGAGAAAGCGACATTGATAGAATTATCAGAATCAGGGATGCGAGAAAAAAAAAGGAAAGTCAAATGCCGCGGACTGCTGCATCTTTCAGTTATAGGGCGCCAAAAAGGAGATTCTAGCTGACATTTCTACCACTATACAGGGCTGTTTCTTCCGGGCAGTCCTTTTCTGTTTGACACTCCTTGCTATTGGATTATATTATTTCCACCGGCAGAGTCAGTATTCCCACCGATATTGTTTGGTGGCTTGGACTTCGGGAGCCAGTGGCTTTGCAGCCATATGAACGCTTTGCCGGTGTATTTGTATAGCTGCCAGTCTTGAACTTCGCTTCTAAACATGAAGCTCTTAGATACGCTGTTAAATGTCAGGTTGACAGGCGTAATCTTTCCGATGCTGAGATTATGAACGCTAGGGAAGATCTGAAGAGGTGTAACTCAGGTTCTAATAAACATACTAAGGATGCTGATGTCAGCACCCTAAAAGATGAATCTGAGCTTTTTCAACAATCCAGAGATAAAACACAACGTCAACGCTTCGTAGACAATCACGCAACGGAAGAGCAGAAAGAGGAAATCCGCAAAGGAGAGAAGTCATATAACAAAGCCTACAATGAGATTAAAGAGCCGACAGTGAGGGCGGAGAAATCCTCATCATCCCGATAGGTAGCTGGCACCCTTTTTCAGCGGTATGTCCCAATCAAGTAGTATTATACGACAACTTTTTTATCTTTAGTATTTTTGGGTCTTATATTTCTTCCGTAGTTTTTTTACGGTAACTATTGTAAAATATATAATTAACTAATATAATACGTATTAATCCATGAAATCAAAATAAAAAAAGCAAGGTGAATTATGCTTTCCAAATTTGAAGTTAAGAATTTTAAAAATTTTAAAGAAAACTATGTATTTGATTTATCAAACACTAAGAACTTTACATTTAACTCAGAATGCGTAAAGAATAAAGTTGTAAATAATGCGATAATATACGGTCCCAACGGTATAGGAAAGTCAAATTTGAGCAGTGCATTGTTTGATATAATTTCACATTTAACGGATAAGCAAAAAGCTTTAACTAAATATGCAAACTATTTAAATATGGAAAGCGATAACGAAATAGCCGAATTTAAATATTTATTCAAATTTAATAATGACACTGTTGAATATCATTATGGTAAAAAATCATTAGAAGATATAGTTTTTGAACATCTTTTATTTAATGGTGTAATAGTAATATCCTATGACAGACGCAATGTTTCTAACAATATGGCAAATATTAATCTTGTGGGAGCTGAAAACTTAAATAGAGACTTAGCACAAATAAAAATTTCTGTAGTAAAGTATGTAAAGAATAATACTGTACTTGTAGAAGATACAAATTATAGAATACTAAATAAATTCGTTAACTTTGTTGACAATATGCTACTATTTAGAAGCTTAGAAGATAGATATTATCAAGGTTTTCAAGTAGGTTCATCCAATATTCATGAATATATAATAAATCAGGGTAAATTAAATGATTTTGAGATATTTCTTAATAAGGCTGGAATTAAATGTAAATTAAAGAGCCTAGAAGAAGGGGAGCAACAGAAAATAGTATTTGTTTTTGGGAATAAAACGTTAGACTATACTACATGCTGCTCAACTGGAACAAGGGCTTTAACATTATTTTATTACTGGTTACTAAAAATAAGTGATCCTTCAAGAGAGATATCATTACTTTTTATTGACGAATTCGATGCTTTTTATCACTACAAATTAGCTGAGATGGTTGTACAAAAAATAAGAGGGGAAAAATACCAAACTATTCTAACTACTCATAATTTAAGTTTAATGAGTAATGATTTGTTACGTCCAGATTGTTATTTTTTAATGTATGGCTCTAAAATGGGATCATTATCTTCTTATACAAGTAAAGAATTGCGACTTGCTCATAATATCGAAAAGATGTATCGTGCAGGTGCATTTAATGAGTAACACTATTCTTATGATTAGGGTTGTTTCTCATTTGAGAAACAAGGCTCTGAATGTTGATTACGAGCATTAAGTTTCTGCTTTCTCCTGACTTCCAGCGGATCAGCCTTATACAGTTCTTCAAGTTTTAAAGCATATTCAGCTTTCTGATAGTCGTTCAAATGCCGTCTTTTGAGATTTAGCACTATTGCATCTATTTTCATTTCTCACCCATAATTCTGCCTATTTTGTTTTTAAGAACACAGCCCATATTTTTATTATCCTCCGGTAATTATTTTAATAATATATCCCCAGAAAACAACAGTTTCAAACAGCAGTCCAGTAAACTTGATTTCTGAAAATTACCCAAAAATATATACAGGTTTTCTATATAGGAATTGAGGCAGGATAAAGGGGGGCCAGTTCTGACTGTTGATTATTAAAAGAAGTTTTCTCTAGGGTAATGTTCCCAAACAGAAATATTCGCAAGGGGAACATATATAAAGAAGTGAAGTCCGCGCTTTCGGTGTACGGGGTCTAAAAATACGAGATATAAAAAAAGTAGCAGGATTTCAATGTTTAAAACACCGGAACTGGGTTATATAACTGCAAAAGCTGGGGATATTTCACTGAATATCTGATAATAGTATCTGATACAGTGTTTTCTTTAGTGGATATACCTGCATACCCCGGTGTATTTCACTGGTGATCTAATAATTATAGCGGATATGCTGTATCTTCATGGATATATCGCTGCACTTGATCGATGATTCCATAAAATACAGCTCTAACCAGTGGAATTTATTTATACTCTCATCTGATCTGGCCTGTAAAAGCTGGTGATATCAAAGATAATTCTATAATAATCCAGTTGTGGCATACTAATATGATACTTCCGATAAAGATATAATATATGTTTTCTACTGCCAGATATAAGATATTTATAAGATAACAGCAACTTTGACTGTTGCTTGCTGAACTGTTGAAGCGTTGTAAGCAGTTAGTAATAAGATTATTAAGAATGGTGCGCCCAGAAGGGCTCGAACCTTCGACCTAATGATTAAGAGTCTTGCGACTTTATGTTTTTAATACTTTTTATTGCCTTTGATAATTCTTATAATATGATATTCTAGCCTCAATAATTATTCTTCTATGTTTTTAATAACTTTGATTGTTT